TTCTCTCCATGCTCGACTTTCTTTAGTATTACCCTCCAACAATTCTCTGTCCCAACCAAAAATATTACCCACAGCATCTTTTAAACTTTTTGCAAAGGAATCTTGTATAAAGCCGTGGTGAGACACTAGTCTGTTGGCCACAGTGTCTTTTCCAGAACCAATTAGTCCTACTAAACCTATTAACATAAGTTTATATACTAACAGTTTTGTAATCTTTTTTCAAGTTCTTTCTTGATTTCTCTTACAGCGTTTAACATATGAAATGTAATTCGCCAACTTGGTCCTGCTTTAAGCAAGATTTCGAATCCTATTGTTAATTGCTTGAGTTGTCTATATGATAACTTAGACAGAGTTGAGAAGTATTTGCTTTTTGCCATGATAGTTGCCTTTCTTGTGCCTGTTTAACAATTATATTTAATATTATGTGAGATAGAATTAACCTATAACAAAACTGTGTGGAGTACCACCTTCTGCAAAATTTCCAATTTCTGCTTCTAGTCTTTCCATTTCTGCTTGTCCTTCATTCTTCAATGCATCACCGTTTAGTGTTGTGCCACCTTGTGGTCCTGCAATGGTATTGAATTTTCCTCTGGCTTCACCTAGTATAGTTTTAGAAACTGCAAGTGTGTAATCTCTTATCCATGGTTTACTGTATATGTCTTTTAAAAGTGTAATGTCTGGTCTAAAATTATCAGTGTGCATAAGAATTGTTTCGTTGTCTGCTCTAGGACGTTGTGTTATAGTCAATTGTTTAGTTGCATTGTCATAATGAAATTGTATAAAACTTCCAAATAATTTACCTACTAGTTCTTGATAACTTGCAAAAGCATAATAAGTTGCTAATCCGCCAGTTGCTCCTGCTCTCATCATATAGGTGTTTGTGTAGGCCAAATTGAACGGTTCAAAAAGTGTGCCGCCTTCCCCACCTTCTGTTCTAGATCCTACTGTCCTTCTAAACAATTTTCTTACATTGATTACTTCATCGGGTAAAATGTATTTGTTTTCATTTTTCTGTAAAGTTAAAAACGCATAAGATTCTTCTACCGCGTTCGATGATCTTTGTCTGTATCTGTTAATGGCTCTTTCTAGTGCAGTTTCGTAGTGTTTTGGATCAAGTTCAACCTCGATCATACCTTCGCCTAGGTTGTTTTTGACATAATCAAACACTTCTTGTTGCATGGTTTGTAGTTCTGACATAGTCATATTTAGTACCTTTGTCCTAACTATAAATATGTAAACTATGCCACGACTATCAATTTTTAAGCCAGAAAAAGGCAACGATTACAAGTTTTTTGATCGGAACATTAAAGAGATGTTCACGGTGGGCGGAACCGATTTACACCTGCACAAATACCTAGGACCGCACAAACAGGGTGACACTAATAAGGACGGACTTGCATCTCCCACTCAACCCAACTACGCACCTAGTGAAACTAATGAAAGAACTATTCAAGATCTACTATTTTTAGAAAACAGAGATAGAAAATATTCAGATGATATCTATCTAATAAGAGGCATTTACAATGTACAAGATATTGATTTTAATCTTAGTCAGTTTGGTATGTTTTTACAAAACGACACACTATTTTTGACTGTACATTTGAATGACTGTGTTGAAAGACTAGGTAGAAAAATTATGTCAGGAGATGTTATTGAATTTCCTCACATGAAAGAAGATTACAGTTTAGATGCATCTATACCAATTGCACTTAAAAGATACTATGTGGTTGAAGACGTCAATAGAGCCGCAGAAGGATTTTCACAAACTTGGTGGCCACATCTTTTAAGAGTAAAACTAAAAAGTCTAGTTGACTCACAAGAATTTAGAGACATAATCGGCGATGCTGACACAACTGGATCTTTGGCTAGTTACATGAGTACATTCAACAAAGAAAAAGATATAAACGATCAAGTGGTTGCACAGGCTGAGCAAGATTCTCCTAAGGCAGGCTTTAACTACAAACAATATTATGTTGCCCCAATAGACGAAAGAGGAAATATAAGAACAGACAATGTAAACACCGAAGAACAAAGAATTAGTTCAGATACTCCTGTAAATGCTGTTCTAGATACGCCGGCGTCTTCACACTATGGATTTTATCTAGACGGAGACGGTGTAGCACCCAACGGGTACCCTGCTGGTTTTGGAACTTCCTTTCCAAACAGTGGTGTTGATAAAGGTGATTATTTTTTAAGAACTGACTTTTTACCTAATAGATTGTTTAGGTTTGACGGATTAAGATGGGTCAAAATGGAAGACAATGTGAGAATTACTAAAACTAACAATGATAGTAGGGCTAATTACAAAACTAAATTTATCAATCAATCAAACACAACTACGATTAACGGTTTGACGGTTGAACAAAGACAAGCACTAACAGATGCTTTAAAACCAAAGGCTGACAATTAATGTTACATTTTTACGAAGGACAAATTAGAAAATTCCTTACACAATTCATTAGAATATTAAGTAATTTTTCTGTTGAGACTGGCAAAGATGCTTCTAACAATATAAAATTAAGAGCGATCCCTGTGATGTATGGAGACATCACTAGGCAAGTTGCAAATATTTTAAGAAATAATTCTGAGAATGCTTTACAGTATGCACCAAGAATGAGTGCTTATGTAACTTCATTGGACTATGACAGAGAAAGGATGCAAAATCCTTATCATATAGAAAAACAACATCTTAAGGAAAGACAATATGATGAAGCCACAGGCGAGTACACAGACAAATTAGGTGCTGGTTACACAGTTGAGAAAGTTATGCCATCTCCTTTTAGGTTAAATGTTGCCTGTGACATTTTTACAACCAACACTGATCAAAAATTACAAATCTTAGAACAAATTTTGTATCTCTTCAATCCCGATTTTGAAATACAAAAATCAGACAACTACATTGATTGGACTAGTTTAAGTTACGTAGAACTAACAGACATTTCATTTAGTTCAAGAACAATACCAGTAGGTGCTGACACAGAAATAGATGTAGCAAGTATTAAATTTAGTATGCCAATATGGTTGAGTCCCCCAGTTAAAATTTCAAAACTTGGTGTTGTACAAAAAATTATCATGAGCATTTATGACGATGACGGTGGCATTGCAAAAGGATTAATAGATGGAGATTTAATATCTAGAAGTTATATTACACCTAATAATTTCAATTTACTTTTGACAGGAAATCAATTGAGACTTATTGGTTCAACAGGTACAAATGTAAAAAGCGGTGGTGACGGATTCTATACAGGCGCTAAAGAACCAAGCACATTTGATCCATTAGAACCTTTTGGTCCTCCAGTAAATTGGAATGTATTGTTGAATCAATATGGCAAAATTACAAATGGAACAAGTCAAATAAAACTTACACAAGAAGGTGGAAACGAAATTGTAGGAACAATAAGCACTACGCCGTTAGACGAAACAATATTACTTTTTAATATTGACACTGATACAATTCCTGCTAATTCACTTACAAATGTTCTTAAGGTTATAAATCCGTTGACTTTTGATCCGGGCACTCCTAATAACGGTGATCGATATTTGATTACAGAAGACATTGGAGACTCAACAGTGAATGCTTGGGGAGATATAGAAGCCAGCCCAAATGATATAATTCAATACAATTCAAGTACTTCAAAATGGTCAGTTGTGTTTGATGCTTCAAATCCAGATTCTACACAACACTATGTCACAAACAGCAACACAGGTATTCAATACAGATTCAATGGTGTTAGTTGGGTAAAAAGTTACGAAGGCATATACACTGCTGGCAGATGGACTATGGTTTTACCAGGTGGTTCTACGCAATATAATGTAGATACAGATGTAAATCAGTCAGGTTCAGGCGCTGACGGTTCTTACCCAAATAATTAATACAAATGGAAAAAAACATAATCTGCTCGGGAGCCTTGTTCTATGCTACCAGCACAAAACGATTTTTATTTTTACAAAGAAATGACCCAAAAACCAAAGGCACTTGGGGACTTGTGGGCGGTCGTGCAAGATATACAGAAAGTGCTTTTGAAGGGCTTAAAAGAGAAATTGCAGAAGAAGTGGGTGCTATTTCAAAATTTAAGAAAGTTATTCCTTTAGAACTTTTTACTTCAAATGATCAAAAATTTTATTTTAACACTTATGTTGTAGCAATTGATTCTGAGTTTTTGCCTAAACTTAACGGAGAACATTCAGGTTACTGCTGGACTGCTTTTGAATGCTGGCCAAAAAATTTACATGCTGGGCTAAGAAACACTTTGAACAATAAAGCAATCAAAGGCAAACTTCAAACTATACTTGATTTAATAACTTAATTAACCAGCACTAATTTTAACAGTACCGTTATCATTCCAAAGTTGGCCAGCATTACTAGGATCGCTAGTGGGCAAGTCTGTTGCCATTACTTTTCCGGAATTGTTTATCATAAGTGTGCCGTTGTCGTCTGGTAGGTTTATGTTTCTTTTTGTAGTTGATGCACCTGACAAGAAGGTCTTATAACCGTCTTCTGTTTGCAGGCATAATGGAACATCACGATGTGCGTAGATGGCATTGTTGGCAATGGTCAATAAAGGTTTGTGCTGTCCGTCTTTTCTGCCAATTATCTGTATAACGCTCTGGTCTGCACCTTTTTTGTTGTCCTTGATGCTACCTTTGATTGAGCCTATTCTAATGTTTTCTCCAGCATCATTTTGTCCTTGGAACTCCAACCAAGTGTCTGCATTGATTTGAATATTTTTTCCTACTTTAAACATATATGATTATATTTATAAAAAAAAAGGGCAACCGAAGCCACCCTTTTTTTTACTACTTAGGAAGTGTAGATACTTATTAGTTGTTAGTTCTCACCACACAATTTACCAGCCCAATATCATCGGTAGTCTTGTTTTCAAGAGCTCTACCAATTACATGGAAAGGATTAATTGAGTCTGTATTTGACACTGCTCTAGCAGTACCTTTTACAGTTGATGATACCAATCTTTGTCCTTTGCTAACTTGACCTGTTACTCTTACTGGAGTTCTACCTGTCATTGCTACAAAAGGATGTGATTCGCTGTTACCGGCACCTGTGTTCATTGCATAGGCTGGCATTGTTGAAATTACACCAAATACTGTGTCAGCCATATCTGCATCAGTTTCTGTAATTTCGTGTGCTCCACCTAACATTACAACAGCACCTTCCGCCATAGGAGCATCTGCGGCAAATCGCTCCGCCACGTCCGCGTATTGAGCCGATGTGGATAAAGCGTGTACTACGTTTGCTCTTATGTCTACTAGGTCTCCTACTAATGGTGTTTGTGAACCTGATCTTTCTCTTTTGAAAGCAGTAAAGGCTCCACCTGCATTACCGTGAATTGTTGTTCCGTCATCTGCAAATGTTTCGTCCCAAGCCCAAAGAAGTGCTTTGTCAGTTGCTGTTGAACCTGCGCCTCTGTTTACTTGTATACCAGAAATATTTGGTGTTGCCGCATTAGTTGAAACGTTTCTGTTTACTTCAATAATGTTGTCTTCCACTGATAATGTTGCTGTGTTTACAATTGTTTCTGTACCGTCAACTGTTAAGTTTCCGTGTACTCTTACACCGTCACCAGTGATAGTCAATTCAACTGCACCACCGATAGTGGCTATTGCCGCTGTACCAGAACATGTTATGTTTGTTGTGCCTGATGTTATTGCTGTTGTTGATATTCCGTTTATTTGGTCATCAACATACTTTTTGTTTGAGAACTGTCCGTCAGCATTTGGTGCCGCCGTCGCTCCGCCTGTAATGGTGTTAGCGTTGGCTGATATTACTATATCACCTACTTCTAATCCATTATTAACTCTAAAGTTACGTGTTGTCATGGTTCTATATCTCCCGCATGATTGTTGTTATTAATAAATGTATTTATTTGGCTAGCAGATTAATTCTGTATGCACTGACTGTTGTATTAGCACCTGAGGTGGATGCACACAATAATCTACCTGTATTTTCTGCATCAGTTTTGAAATCTGCATCAAATGTTAATTGATTAGTTTCTTTTGTGCTTACAAAAGCACTACTTGCCACAGTTATGTCAGCGCCGCCCATTGCAAGGATTACTTCATTTACAGCATAGGCACCTTCTGTAGCATTTTTACTGACCAAATAGTATACAGCACCGTTGGCAGTTGATTCAACCAACTCGTCAACTGCTGTGCTACCAGAACTAATAGTAACTGGAGCAATTGCTTCTGAATTACTGTGTGTGCCATCATTGGATACCATTGTGTCTTTCAACATAATTGCATGTATCGTTACTCTTAAGTTTGCTTCGCCACCTGCCGCTGAAACAACAACGTTATCGCCACTTATGGCCGCTGTTAGTGTTAACAAAGGATTATCTCCAGTTTGTAATCCACCAAATTGTGATATAAATGCGTTAGTTCCATCGTGTACTACCAATGCTTCTGTGTTTCCTACTTCTGTTTTAGCATTGTTATTGATTGAAATGAAAAGTTTTGCTCCTCTAAAAGTTGCATGAGCAAAACTTACAAGTGATTCTGATGCAGAATCAACGTCTGTGTTTTGTGAAATTATAACGTTTCCGCTTGTACCTGTTGCCGTGTTATCACCTAATCCAAATTTGTAAAATGACAACGAGCCTCCAACTGCGTTAGTTGTTGTTGCTTTAACTCTTACCATGTTGTTGTCAACGGTAGTACTAAATGTTGTCATGTTTGTTGTTGATGCTTTAGATATTGTACCTGCGGATGATATAAATGACGCTGAGTCGTTGTGACACACACTAACCTTTTGTATGTTAACAGCATCTTCATTAAAATCATTTGAAACCACATAGTATAATACACTGTCTTGGAAAGTTGTTTGAAAACTATCAACTGTACGAGCCACTGAGGTAATATGTTTGTCAGTAATAACAATAGCCGCACCATCATCACTAACTGGAGTTGCTCCTACTGTGCCAAAACTTAATGTGCCTGATCCATCTGTAATTAGTGCTTGGCCGTCTGTACCGTCTGCTGTTGGCATTGCAAATGCTGTACCACCTGATGTGATTGTAATTTTTGAACCATCTGATTCTATTTTTTCGTTAGCATCTGTAAAATGCAAACCAACGTTTGTAGGAATAATAACATCAGTGGTTGCTGTAAGTTTTATATTGTTACCTGTGATAGTTAAATCTGTACCATCACCTTCAATTTTTTCTCCGTCATTACCAAATGTTAATCCGATATCTGCTGGTATGTTTATATCACCATTTGCTCCTACGCTGATTGATATGTCTGTGCCATCTGATTCTATTTTCTCTGCACCTGCACCGTCCAGTACTAAACCTATAGATGTGGGTATAACAACATCAGCACCTGCTGTCAAATTAATGTTTCCTGTACCTGCAGGATCAATAGTGATATCTGCATTTGATCCATTAGAAACAATGTCGTTTGTTGTTACGCTAGTTGCTGTAACTGATCCTGCAAAAGTACCTGCTCCGTCTACATCTAGGGTTGTGCCATTTAATAATTTTAATTCGTCGCTGTTTAATCTTGCCGCTATGACATTTGAACCTGCTTTTTTAACATTTAATTCAATTGCACCGTCTTCTGTACCATCTGAAGCATCTAATATTTTTCCTGATATTGATCCATACTGCACTTCTTGGTCAGCATCATTTTCACCTTTGAATTTAATTCTACCTATGTAGTCAG